CAAGACTTATCAGACTTCCCCCTACCGAATCATGCAGGTCAGCGAGCCGAAGAAGCGCACCATCTACAAGCTGCCGTACTTTCCAGATAGAATAGCCCATCATGCTATCATGAATGTGCTTCAGCCTATATGGGACAAGACCTTCATAGATGATATTTATTCAGCCATTCCTGGCAGAGGTCTTCATGCCGGCCTGCTCAGGCTCCGGAAATTCCTAAGAGACGTTCCGGGCACCCAGTTCTGCCTTAAGTTCGATATCAGCAAGTTCTATCCGTCTGTCGATCACGAGATCCTCCTCGCCCTCATCAAGCACAAGATCAAGTGCAAGGACACTCTGTGGCTACTGGAAGAGGTCATCCGCAGCCCTGGCGGCTGCAAGAACATTCCCATCGGTAATTATCTTTCACAGTATTTCGCACAGATCTACCTAAATCCTCTGGATCGCTGGATCAAAGAGGATAACCACATGCCTTATTACATCCGATACGGGGATGATGGTGTTATCCTGCACAGCGACCGGCAGTTCTTGAGGGGATTGCTGAAAGGAATTGCAGACTTCATGAAAAATCGGCTTGATCTGACAATCAATCCCAAGAGCCGCGTGTTTCCGGTGGATTCCACCGGGATAGACTTTCTCGGCTACAGGACGTTTCGCAACTACTCTCTTCTCAGGACAAGTGCGGCAAAGCGATTCAAACGCAAGATTCGCTTTATAGAGCAGAATTACGCTTCGATGGAGCCGCAGACGGTAGTCAGCAGCATAATGTCTTATTTAGGCTGGATCGAGTTCTGCAATGGCTACAATCTGAAAAGAAAATATGTCCTAGAGAATGATGCAATTCAATCGATATTAACTCAAGCAAAGGAGGCAATCGATGATCGATAAATCTAATATCCAACAGCCCGCAATCGATATCGGGCCGATCTCGCGAACCGTCACCGGATTCGCGGTCGAACTTTTTGTACGGTGGAATGAAATACTAGCAGGCAACGAATATACATATGATGCATATCGATTCGTGTATTCGTTGCCTGTGGAAGTCGAACCAGGAATTGAATCTGTGACATATTACCTGGACGTGGCGAAAACTTCTATCATACAGCTTGCTCAGGCAATGGCAACCCAGGAGGATGGGTTCAATGCTTAGTGACGAAAAGAAAAAGTTGCTATCTGATCTGGCAATTGGAAAAAATGTAACGTCCGAAATGTCAGAAAATGAGCAATTCGCGGCGCTTCGAAAGCAAATGGAAAATGTATTAGCATCAAATTCCGAAATTGTTGTGGATGCTGATTATAAAGCTCTTTCTGAGTTGGTTGCGAAAGAAAAAGAAAAGAAGACAATCAAGAATATCAAAAAGGTTAATGACAAAAAGATAGCATGATAATGATTAATAATATATATAGTTTTATTATTAGGAGATAAACATTATGGGATATTTCATAGTAAAAAAAGAATTTTCGAACCAAGAAAAAGGTCAGACTACAAAATACATACCAAGTGACGTTAAGCGAGATGACACGTCATTTCAAAAGTCTCGACTAGAAAAGTGGCAGAAACTTGGTTGGATCGAGTGGCATAAAGACTGAAAACTTTTACAAATTTTTTTTGGAGGGTAGTCACGTAAATTATACAATACCTATTATATTTTTTACACTATATTAATAATATTCATATCAACATGAAACAATATGGCGATTGGGCATCAAAAATTTTCTTAATATTGCGAATATTACGAACAGTACGAACTCAACTAATCCAATAGGAGTCATAATATCATGAAATTAGGACCAATAGAATGGAATCCAATGGGATTTCTACACGAAGAAATTAAGAATACGCGATTTTTGCTTACGTTGATTGCCGTATTCGGCATAGGAATGTGCGGTCTTGCTGCAGTCTATTTAATATTGTCAGGAACAACAATCGATCAAGCAATGCTAGCAGTATTTACCACAATTGTGGGAGCACTAATCGGTCTAGTAAATACCGCATATAATGCTTACTTCAAGGATCGACAAACCGCGGAATCTGAATCTAAGGCAACTGAAAAGGCAATTGCTGTAGCAGAAGCTACGAATAATGGGACTCAGAATGCATAGAATTTTAGCTATTCTAGTCTTAGTGATCTTGACTTGCTTTCTTAGTATTGGCGGTAATCAGACAGCCATAACTGATTCAGAAAGTCACCAGGTACTACCAACTTATAATAGTATCGTTGTAGAAAATTACGATGATATGTATTCGATGTCCGTGGCAGAATTAGTATCGGAAGGAGGTAGTAATAATGCCATGAAAGATATCATTAGGTAACATGATTGATGCCGTCATTGAATACTTATGCGGATTCATTATAATAATGGCTGCTGCGATATTTTATGTTCTTTGGGACAATTCAGTTAAGAAGTTCGATGAATACGAAAAATATAATTTCAAGTGCAAGCAAGCTCAAGAAGCCTGGATGACAGAAGTCGAAAACATATTATTAAAATGTTCTAATACTAATTTATATTATTTAAAAGAAAAGCATGATATTTATAGCAAGTACAAAAGAGACCTAGAAAATTGTAATAAAAAACATTAAAAGTAAGGAGAAAATTCATGGAAGATAGTGATTATAGAACAATTAAATTGTTTATGGTGGCTTTGATAGCAGTTGGTACTTTTACTTTAGGGCTACTAGCTGTAACTGGAAATTTCGGTAATGCATCTCAATTTATCCAAGAAGCCATATATAAAGGTTCTGGTACAATAGATGTAGAAATTCTCGGCGAAGACCAGAATGCTAGAGCTGCGGCCCATAACTCAGAAAATATAGATATTCGGTATAAGACAACCAGTGATACTAATGCCTACGGAGAATCCACGAAATATCTGAAAGTTGACTATTCGGTGGATGGTGATGGTACCCGATGGACCAAGTTCCAGTATCAATCTGAAGCAGCTGGTGCTGGAGACATGGCAGATTTCAATAGTATCAATGGTAGCTTCGAGGCCAGTGCTACGTCTATAATATCAGTCAGTGAAGAAGGCGATGTATCATTCGATTCGGTTGTATCATCTGAAGAAGGAAATTATACGTTCAGAGCTAAATTTTATAACATCGAAGACGGAGCAATCAGACCTACGTCTGGCGAGACTGTAATTGGTTACGGCAATTTCTCCGTATGGCGTCATATAAACAAAACTCAGATAAAAACCTCTGATGATTGGCTACAATTCTGTATTGATTTGAATAGAGACATGATCCTGGATACATCCGTACCTTCTGGAACTTATTTGGTACCCGACGGATATTATGTAGATGAAAAAGGTACGCTTTATAAGCTGCCAGACGGTTATGAATACGTAAATAACAGTTTGCAACCAGTATGATTGTGAACTTGTTAACTTTTTGCTTTTCATTTATAATATTATTTATTTACTTAAGATATTTTGCTTATTGGCCCAAAAAGTAACTAACTATATACTATATACTTATATTATATACTATATACTAATATATAGTAGTAATATAGTATAATATATAGTATAATAAGTAAGTAGCTATTGAATATATAGTAATATAGTAGTTTTATTAATCAATAAAATTTTGCGTTATATAGGCTAGTATAGCAAAATACTATATATGACTCAGTAACGTTTACCAATAGTGATTTAATTAAATATCCTATAGGGTTAATTAATGAATGCCTTTCTAAAATGTTTGGATTGCGGATTGATATATCAAGCAGATAAATGGATTTGTCCAAGATGCTACAAAAGACAAGATCAGTCAGTCGAAATTAGAAAAATATTATATGATAAAAATAATAAGAAAAGTATTTAGTATCCACCAATAGATAAGATATCAGCCATCTCAGGTCTTGGTGGCTTTATTGGACCAGTCTCTTTTATCAGTTCTTTTTTTATTATAACTTTTTCTTTTCTGACTATTTTAGGTTCTTTTTTATCATCCCGGGTTGATTGTCCAATATCTTGCACGATTATCGTATATTTTGTCTTATTTTTGGACATCTTCTTTTCTTTGAATGCCACTATTTTATGATCTTGATATAAATCTTCTATTAGTAATTCGAGTTTTTCGAGTAGTGTTGAATCGTCTGTTAGGGTTTCTTTGGGTATTTCTGTCATTGTTCCTCCAAATACTTTATATATATGACTAATTTTGACGTATTTAAACTTTTTGGTGATAGAATTGTCAGCTAACCAAAAACTATAAATACTCAATTCTTAATGCTTAGTTTGGAGGTAAGTTAAGTGACTAAACGAATTGTAGGAAAAAATTCATGTCTTAACAATAAATTTGTCGGTAATGGTGACTGTAAACTGAATGAAGTTGCCATGAACATTATTCCATTGGTAGGGAAAAATGTACATGCAGTCCGCGTAGAAGATGATATTCGGGGCGATCTCAAGAGAGATACTATGTATGTCTCGCCACAAGTAACCATAAATTTGCGTGTTATTAGATCGATAAATACCGTACTAGATCCCAAAATGCCTGGCTATTATCAAGCCATGGAAGAACACATGAATAAGAATCCAGGTCATAATGAATTCTGTAATATGTCTGGGATCAAGCTAAGCAATAGTCTACCTAGTCATAATGCCATTGCAATAAAAGTCAATGGGATTATAGCCGGTTATTATTTGCCCGATCTCAATAGCTGGTTAACTGGTTTTTGGACTTGGCATGTTCATTATATTAATATTATATTGAGCCAGATATTCCCACAAATAGTAGAACAACTGGATATTTCGTCTTGTCCAGATGCCATAAATGATGAAATAGTAAAAAAACTAACAGTAAGCATGGGCGCTGATCCAGAATTAGAAGTCTTGAAGAACGGAAAAGTTATCAATGCTCAGGCTGTAATTGATTGCGATAATCATCATTTGACTACGGAAATTGGTCTCGATGGTCAACAAGCTCAACTAGAATTTAGGCCCAAACCCGGAAACCCGAGAGAAGTCACAAAGAACATCCGGAAGCTAGTCAAAGAATTTAGTATCAAGTATCCAGACTTTGACCTAAGTGACTCAGGAAATCATTATCCATTGGGTGGTCATATTCATGTCGGTGTTGGTCATGAAATTATGCCGTCTAGCGAACTTCGTATGATTCTGGATGATTTTGTTGGGAGACCAACTATCGACATGTCTGGTGATGCAAGATCGTCATACAAGAAGCTAGGAGCCGTGCGGGAACAGAATCATGGGTTTGAATATCGGTCGACACCAGCTGCAGTATTTCAGAATCCTGCCATCGCATATATTGTATTAAAGTTAGTCAAGAACTTATGTGAAAAATACTTGAATCAGGAAGTCTTGGAATATAGCGACGTGCCAACTCTTCAAGATTATATGACAGTAGGTGGACTGACTAAAAATCAAGCAAAATACTTCACAAAGTTTTGCTCTTGTCATAAACCAACTCAATCAATTCGATCAAGCTGGAAAGTACCTCCTGCTAAGATATCTTCGAATCCGGCATACAGTCTGGACATAGAATTTCGAGACGAGTGGCATCGTGGAGTATCTACTGAAATAAGAGAATCTCTGCTAAGTATTGGTATCGAGACTAAACAACCAATACTGGTTTCGTTATATGGGCTAAGTGCTGAACGTGGTGACAACACGAGCACGATTCAGCTAAACAACTGTAGAAGGCTTCCAGTAGATTCAATTCCAAAGCCAATATGGCGGGATAACGTGCTAAATATTGGATTTAGTATCGATATGAGAGTGGGCGGTATTAGAAATTCACAAATAAGAGAACTTATCAGAGAAATTCAATCACAACTCATGTTACATGAGGTCCTAGCATGAAAAGAAATATAGTAGGACAGAAACCAATTATTTTTAAGCGTAGCAAGATATACGAATGTATAGATGAAATAATTGGTATAGCAAAGAATTACTTTACGTCGTTCCATTCTCATGACAAATTTGGAACATATGAAGATGAACCATACATTATGGAAAATGCATTATATGTGTTCACACATAGCCTGATTAATCCAAAGGGAATCTCTTCAATAGATTTGCAGTATAACGGACCGATACCAGAAGTGTTCTTTGAAGACACTCATATATATGACAAGTCATTTCCACCAAGATCGGCTACATCCATATACGTCAATGATCGATTTGCTGGTTATTATTTACCTGACATTAATAGTTTGATATTAACGGATTGGACACACGATTCAGAATGTATCAAGGTATTTAAGAAAATTTGGCTACAACTGGTAGAAAAATTGCAATTAAAACCAGTTAATCCAGCATTAATCTTTGAGAATATATCAAAAGTTACTGTAGGATGCGATCCAGAATTTGAACTGGTCGACAAACGTAATGGAAGTATTATTAGAGCAGATTGTGTTTTTCATCGGAGTTATCTTTCATCTATCGGGACCGATGGAGCCGGTTATCAAATTGAATTTAGGCCAAAAGCCGGAGATGCTACTGAAGTAGCTCAAAACATACGGAAACTAGTTAAACACTTCAATAATACTAATGATGGATATGATCTAACAGACGAAGGCAATCATTATCCATTGGGCGGTCATATTCATGTCGGTGTTGGGTTCGAAATGATACCAGATTCATCATTAATAACTCTTCTGGATGATTTTGTTGGGAGACCAACGTTGCCGTTATCCGGAAAAGCCCGTAATGAATATTTACAATTGGGAGCTTATAGAAAGCAGCCCCATGGATTTGAGTATAGAACTCCGCCAGCATCTGTATTTCAGAATCCAGCTATTGCTTGCATAGTAATGAGATTAGTAGGTAATCTGGCCAAAAAGTATTTAACTGGCGAAGTATTTGAGTATGAT